CGAGTATTAGCCAAACGAGCTAGGCGATATATCTGGTCTGGTGCGTTTGCAGCCATCGGGTCAAAGAATCCGTTAGGAAAGTACGGAATCGTTGTGAACTTGCGAGCAAATCTATCAAGGCGACCCTGAATCTGAGCCAAAGGCATACGGAATGCACCGTCTTTACCCTTTTTCCAGGTGGCTTTCTCTGCACCTTCTTCTAATCTTCTAGCTCCAAAGCGCCCAACGAATGCTTCTACGTCAGCAATCTCACCAGAACGTTGAGTTAGGCCTGTTGCTATGTCATCAAGCTGCGGAGATGCGCCATACAAAGCCTGAACTACTCGCTGGCCTACCTTGTCTATATTAAAAACTCTATCTGTTGCTGTAAAGAAACCAACGCGAGCCTTGCGAGCAGCGTTTAATACAGGAACAAGCGGTGTTCTACGGGCTGCTTGACCAGAAAGAATGCTTTTTACATCAGTTATATTCTGTAGATAGTTCTTAGCAGTAGTGGAATTAGTTACTCCAGCCTTAATAAACTCATCTACGGCTGCAGAACCAAACTCTGGAGCTAATCTACGTAGACGCTGTGAGGCTTCTGCACCTGCTGCAGTATCTTTAGCTGCACGTGCTTTACTTAAGTCCTCTAAACCTTTACCGTAATCGTCAAAAAATTTAACTACGCCTGGGTTTTGAAATACTCTATCTAGGTTTTGTACGTTCTCAGGTCCCATAACGGACATAAGATTGCGACCGTAGGTAAACTTCTCTTTGCCTAAGACGTTAAATAGTAGATAGTCACCAGCATCGTAGGCTTTCTTAGCTTTACCAAGAATAAGCGTAGGGTCTGCAAAAAATCTATAGGCTGCATCGGCAAAGCCAGAGATACCTTTGTATAAAGCACCAGAACCTTCTAGTTGCTCTGGTAAAAGTAGGTTTGCTAATTGGCGACCTGGTGAGTACTTAGATGCTTGAACTGCATCTAGCGCATCTTGGAAAAGGTCATCTCTTTTCTGTGCAGCATTAGCTGCAATAACTTTTTCAGTTTCAGTTCCATTAGCAATAATGGAGTCAAGGGTTTCGCCTTGAGCTACACGCATAGCAATACCTACGCGCTCTGCACCAAACTTTGCTTTTGCTTTAGCAATACGAGTTGGGCTAAATACTGTATCGCCTTTATCATTGGCAATATTAAAAGCTCTGCCTATATCTACACCTTGGTCTAGCGCAATAGCACCAGTTCTATAAAGGCGAGTCATAAAGTCAGAGACTTCACCGAGTGCTGCGATGCCGCGACCTAGAGTTTCTTTTACGGCAATACCAGCATAATGCTTTACATTACCAAGCCAACCACGCTGCGGGTTTACTGGGTCATCATCTCCGCCGAGTAAACCAACCATTGCATTCTGTTGGTCTTGTGTTAGTTGATTAAATTGAGCCTGTGCAACAGGAGCTGGCATAGCAAGCAAGTTCTTATGTGTATCAAGAAGTTTGCCTAAGCCGTCAACTTGCTTACGCTGTGCAGGTGTAAGGTTAGCGCGAAGCGCTGCTGCTTGTAAATTCTCCTGTGGCACTTACATACCTCGCGCAAGCGCACGCTGATAGAGAATCTCTACCTCTCCACTCTGGTCGTATGGAAGCATACGTGCTAGTACGTCTGAAAGTTTTTCTTGTACTGGTTGCATACCAAGGACCTCTGGTCCGGGTCCTGCACCCATAGCAATACCTGATGTAATTGGTTCATCAGGACGAGTTGATGGTGCAAATAATGGAGTTACTGGTGCTTGTGCTGCGGCCTCACGTACTTGGCCTGCTGGCATACCGCGAACATCTGGGGTTCTAGCCATAGGTGCGCCTGCTTGAATAGCGGCAGTTTCTTTTCCTTCGCCGTATGCGATTGAACCCATATTCATATCTGTTCTCTTGGAGAACTTACCAGGGCCTGATGCTCCTGCTAATGGACCTCTAGCCATTGTTGTCCTCCATCGTTTCTAAATCTACTGTGAATTGTTCCCAAGCCTGATTCACTTGGTTCTTTCTAATTGCATTGTATGTAGCTAAATCTAAAACTTCTTCTGCGAACATATGTATCGCACTTACTAAATTATGAAATAGACCTGCGAGTAAAACAGCAAGGTCAGCGAGACGGACAGAGCGAGGAATGTAATCTGGTTCTTTCTTCAACGCTCTGTCCTCTCGTTAAGTTTTACTTAAGCCTTCTTGCCCTTACGACCGGCAGGGGCATATCCGAACTTCACATCTCCACCTTTTGGCTTTGATGTGTCCTTCTTGCCTTCTGTTGGCTTCTGCACGGGTGCAGCAGCGCGACCACCTTTTTTCATTTGTACACCTCCTTCGGCTATGCTCAACCTGCGATTTGCGCGAGCAAACTTGCTATATCGGGACGAGCGCCAGCAGCAGGGGCCGCACCAGTCATCATTTCTGGAGTTGGCTGCGAGGCAGGGGCTGGGGCCATACCTGCTGCTGGAACTTGACCACCCATCATTTCTGTTGGGACTTCTGGCATCTCTGGCTCTTCTGGCATAAAGACTTCTTCTACAATAGTCTCTATTGCCTTGCCTTTTTGTCTGCCTTTAATAACTTCAGCAATCCTTGAAACAATTTGCGAAGGGTCTTGGCCTTGCGCTGCAAGTGCGGGAATAGCTTGTGCATACTGAGCCACAGCAACACGAAGAGAATCACGCATCTCTTCAATGTCCACACGTTGTTCTTCTTGTGTAACATTTAGCTCCATCGGAATTTCACGACGTACATAGTCGCGGGAAACTAACTTATCGCTACGCATCTGAAGCAGTGCAATGATTGCACGGTTGGGGTCCATACCGGACATAATTCCGTAACGAACATCTACGCCATACTCGCCGCCAATAGCGCGAGATGGTACGTACTTCATTGAGAATGGTGTTCCATCTTCGGAGCCACGAATCTCTTTGGTCATATTGCCAAATATCTTCTCGTCTACCTCGAAGCAAAGCGCAACCATATCTGTAAATAGTCGAGCAAACTGTGCTTGAGCAGAGCGAATCTGTGTATCAAACCCAGCTTGTAGCGCTTGTACGCCACGACCAGTAACAACAGAAGCATCAAGATTACCGCTTCTAACTTCTGGATAACGCGAACCGAGACGAAGTTCTCGTTCTAGAACACCGGATTCAGTAAATACTCCAGGAGGTAGTTCTAGCGGTACACGACGAATTGCCTGTGGATTAGCGCTTCGCATAATCGAATCAGGGCCAAGTGCAAGTTCTTGGACATCCTGCGGAATGGCAATCGGTGCTTGGATAGATTTTTCTGCTGCTTGAATCTGCAGTACAGCAAACCGCGCTCTAGCAAGTTGAACTGCTAGGACGTCATCAAACTGACCGCGAGCTTCGCCATCAAGAGAGGCCCGAACCGCAACAGAGGCGAGGCATTTGCCGATTGGATTCGGGATATTAGCAAGGACAAGGTTCTGTCGCTCAGGTAGGAAGATTAAATCCTGGTCTTTGTCGTGGTAACGAACTAGAGAAACATAAGGAGAGTTTTGAATGTAAGCATTGCCACCTAGGATTTGCTTTGCGAACTCTGGGTATTGTGATGCGATAGTTTCCGCATCAGACTGAACAACCTGAGTGATTGAGATACAGCGACCGAATCTGTCGATTTCCGGGTAAACACCGAACGGATTAAGTAGACGAATACGCGGGTTATTAGTTTCATAATCCATCTCCACTACTGCTGGTAGCATTCCATAAGTGTTGAACCAGTCAGCACCGGAGTACATCTGAATCTGTAGTTCGCTAGATGATACGTAATAGTTAGCAATGCGGGTTCTGGTATCTGCAGCTTTACGAGCAGAGTCAGAAACCATATTTGTAGCAGAGCATTCAAAGGCTGGAAGTGGTGCCATAGCCTCTGCTAAGTCACGTGCTGCTACATCAATGAAGTTAGCAACGAGTGGCTTTGGGTAATCCTCAGAGAACATAGCAGGATAAACCTTGGAGATGTCTCCTTGGCGCACTGATAGAACGTCACGCATACGCTGGTCGCGTTTAGCGTAACGAGTCTGAAGGCGTGTTACCTTCGCAATGACCTCTTTGGATGTTAACATTTAATTACCTAGTGCCTTCTTTGCTCTACGAGCCTGGGCTGCTTTTGTTTGGCGACTTGCTATACCTTTAGCGCGAGATGCTGCACGAGTTCTATCTGACTTCATACGGGTTCCGATAATTTTACCAGCAGCCTTGTCAGCTTTAGTAGCTCCTACTACATTACCCTTAAAATCTACATCAAAAAATCCAAGTTTCCCAGTTCGATTCTTTTTAGCAAGCGCTGTTCCTGCGTTATTAAATGCCGCCTTGCTTGGTGATGCTTTTTCTTTAGCTTTCTTAGCGGCTTCTTTTACGCCCATTGGCTTTTTGCCGCTATACTTTTTCTTTGCCATTAGATGAACTGCCTCTCTTGTTCTGCCAATAAGTTATCTATATTTACTACGATTCGTTTATTCTTTTCTGCTCTTGATAGAAACGGGTTCTTTAGATGGTGCTGTTGATAGATACCGGTGTTTAGCCATTCTCTTGCTCTGATTTCACAGAACCAAAGAGCCATCACCATATCTGTCTTACCCTTAGTCGTTGGTGACCAAGTGATAAGTTGTTCCATCAAAGCCTTGATGTTCTCCGTCTGGTCCGACGGGAGATGGATGAGATTATCTCTATGATGCTTGCCGTCCTGCTGTTTAGTACCAAATAGAGTCGACATCGAAGCAACGCCGAATCCTGAATCCCATTTGTTCGAGCCAGTGTGATGCTCCCTTAATATAACGCCCTTAGTAGCCAGGAACTGTCTAATTCCTTCATCTTGGGTAAGGAAGGACTGAAAAGCATTACGTTCAACAATCCACTCCCCTGGAGTGTAAAGATTAGTCCAATCGATGATGAGCTGGCGGATTTGTGCAGGAGTGGGACGCGTGATTTTCGTAGCATCAACAATGTACCTTTTATGAGAGATACGGTCAACTGCGTAACATACTGCTGCTGTATCTCCGACCATTGCTGGGTCGAGGCCACAGACGATACTGAAACCGTTGAGGTCTCTTGGGTGACCAGGATTGCCAGGTACCAGACGTCCTGCTTTTCGCATTCCATCAATGGAGCCTTTCACGCATACCGGGTCAAATATTGCATCATCGGAAACATCTTGTTGTTGATAAACCAAAGCCCAGGTCTGGGCATCCATCGCTTGGCGCTCATTAAATAAATGTTTGCCGTTCCAGCGGGGATACAAACCTTCTTCGGTTTTATCAGCATCTGACTGTCCATCAAAGGGTTGGTCAGAGTAAGGCCAGAGCGTAACCCATTTCTCAGGTTCCTCATCTGTTTCTAGTAAGGCTGGCATTGCCAAATAGGTCCAAGGGACCTGGCCTCCAGGATACCTGTCGGGGTTACGCAATTCTTTGTATAAATCTACAGCGGCAACTCGGGTGCCGATTACTACCAACTTACCAGTTGGGTTAAGACGGGAGCGTACGTCTTGGGTAAGCCAGCGGATTTGCTTTTCAAACTCGTTAGCGTTCTTTAGCGTTACAGCGTCATCTACGATAATCATATCTGCACGCTTACCGTAAATCTGACCGCCGATACCTACGGCTTCAATGTTTGGGTCTTTTTCGGATGACTCTCTAAGTTCATCTCCGAAGACTACGCGGGTGGCTTGCCACGAAGCACCCTTAGAGTTAAAGCCGACTCCGGCTGCATAGGCAGATTGTAGGCCTTCATACATCGGATGGGTAAGGCGCTGCTTAATAGCGTATAGGAAGTCTGCTGCAAGTTGCTGAGTCTGGGAAACTATCAAGACTCTAAAGTTGGGGTTCTGGGCTACCTTCCAGGTTACATAGTCAACGGTTATGGTAATTGACTTGGCGTGGTTAGGAGGGATGTTGATAAGGATGCGGTTGTCGTTTAGACCCTTCTCGTACTTCATCGAGGGATGAAGCCAGGAAGGCTGCCTTCCTTCTATAACATCTACCAGGTTCTGCTGGTGACCAAAGGTTTTCTGATGGAGGTACTTGGCACGAAAGGTAGCGAAGTCTATATCGTGAGCATCGGCTTCAGCAAAGTTCTTAGTCTTTAGCCCTAGCCGTGTTCTGTCCATCTTGTCAGCAAAGGACCTATCGGTCCTGCGGTAATACTCATAAGTCTTCATAGACTTACCAGCGGAGCCGACTGCTGCTTCTACAGTCAGACCCTCAGCTACCGCAGCGAGTATCACTCGCTTGGCTATTTCTGAGCTTTTCTCAGTCATCGGGTCCTAACTATTTTTGGATAGAACTATCCCCACTAAAAGAGGCGTCGCTCGCGCCTCTCTCGGCAGCAAGCTCCCGAGCGAGCCACAGCGACGTGAGGGGTAGGTCGGCTCTCCGCCCTAGGGGGCGTAGCGCCAGCGTAGCCCTACCGTCAACGGTCGCAAATGCCAGTGCCTGCCGCATTTGCTCCCTACTGTATAGTAGGCGGGAAATTTAGAGCATTTCCCGCATTCTGCCGAAAAAAGTTTATAGATGTGACTAACGTCACAGATATGGCTATATAACAGCTATATGACCGAACAAATGTTTCACTTTAGGAGAAATATTTTGTGAGGGAATGTATATACGGGCGCGCTCGCATTCAACAACCCCGGGTCTGCTCGCGCTTGTACGGGGCAGACCCCTACCCCTACCCGGGTCTGCGTGGTCTATAGTTTTTTGCGGGGCTGTCTCCCGCTTCGGCACTTATCGCGCTCGCCAGCTCTGACTTGATAACTCTTTCCGCGTTATTAAATAACAGTTGAAAGTTCAACTAATTAGATTATCAACCCTTAACCTTTACTTGAGATTCAACCTTCAACTCTCTCAGCTAACTCTCAAGATTCCGTTATGTAATTGTTATCAAGTTATGGCGCTATGGGGTAGACGCACCTAGACTTCTCGTGCTACCTTTCAACCCGTAGCTGGCAAGTGACCAGCTCTGAAAGGGTAAAGAATGAACCGGCAGGAACTAGAAGCAACTATCACCAAGCTAGTTATTGACCAGCTTGAGAAGGGTATCGTGCCTTGGCGTAAAGGTTGGACGGGCTTAGGAATAGCACCGACTAGCCTAACCACTGGCAAGAATTACCAAGGAATCAACTCTCTCGTGCTTTCAATAGTAGGCGAGACTTATAGTTCTCCCTACTGGCTCACCTACTTAGAAGCGACCAAGCGTGGCGGTTATGTACGCAAAGGCGAGAAGGCTACGCCTATCGTTAAATGGTCAAAGTACGAGCGCGAGGATAAGGCTAGCGGGGAGAAGGTAGAAGGCTACTTTATGAAGAGCTACGCGGTATTTAATCTAGACCAGTGCGAGAGCGTGGAAGCTCCAGAAGCTGAAGCACTAACCAAGCGCGAGCCAGTAAGCGTTGAAGCTGGCGTGGCTCGTATCCTCGAGAGTTATACCACCAAGCCAGCCATTGAGCATAGAGCTACCGATAGAGCCTTCTATCGCCCAAGCACTGACACGATTACCCTTCCCACGCTTGAGATGTTTAACTCGAGCGCTGACTATTCAGCAACGCTGGCGCACGAGCTGATTCACTCAACCGGGCATAAGTCTCGTTTAGACCGCCACGCGGAGAGAGATGCCGATAAACCTTGCCATTTCGGGAGCGAGAACTACGCAAGGGAAGAGCTAGTGGCAGAGCTTGGCGCTCAATTCCTACTCAATGGCGCGGGGATAGACACTAGCGGAGAGCTGACCAACTCTGCGAGCTACCTTGCTGGATGGCTTGGTGCGCTTAAGAATGACTCAAGCCTAATAGTCTCCGCTTCTGGTAAGGCTCAACGCGCCAGCGATTACATACTAGGCGCGACCGCTTAGAGCTTGCCTACTGGCTAGGGGTAAGATACCCTAGCTAGTGGGAAGGTGCTAAGCCTTAACCACTAACTGAAAGGATAAGAGAATGGAGCAAGATAACCGCGTGGCACTAGCGGAAGAGTTCGCTAGTGAATGGCTACTCATAGCTATGAATGACCACGACACCTACCGCGAGCTAATGGAGGAAGCGGAAGAGAGCGACACTATTGCGCTCGCTGATAAGTTGCGGGAAGATTGGGAGCGTTTAGCGGAGCAGACCAAAGAATTAGTGGCGGAGAAGATTAGCTCTACCGCTTCGCTATTCATAGGCCAGTGGCTACAAGGTCAAGGCCAGCTACCCTTTGACTTAATAGCGCGTGAAGTAATGGCTAAGAAGAGAGAGAGCGCTAATGCTTGACATCTCTTTACGCTGGCAAGACGGCGCGATTCAGATAGTTATTTATTCCGCCGTTATTGTTGCGATTCTTTGGGTAATGAGTAAGATAGAGGTAAAGGGTGGGGGAGATTCTCCCATTCAACAAGAGAAAGGGAAAGAGTAATGCCAAGCGACCTAATGGAAAACTACGCACTAGAGATAGTGCTTACAGATTGGAACGACGAGCAAGAGTGGGAGGAGGTGTTCGAGGAGAGAAACCCCGACACAGTAGTTTGGGATTCTTTCTCAGATTGGGACATCTACTCAGTAAAAAATTACGCGGAGGAAATAGTAAAGCAACTACGCAAAGCCTATGAACTAGGCGTGACAACACAGAAGGAGACCGGAGATGCCTAAGTGTGGAGTATGTGAAGGACACTACGGCGAACTCTTGGTGAGCCACGCCGAGTTATGCGAGGACGACAGCAAGGCTCCGAGTATCCGATACGCACCGGAGAAAACAATAAACGACATAAAGAGAGAGGAAGAAGAGGACAATGCCTGATTTCTATTACTATCGCGTGACTATGGTCACCGACTATCTAGAGATTACTACGACAGTATCTCTAGACCTAGATGAACATACCGGAAACCTGAGTGGGGAAGCCTATAAACAGGCAGTAATAGAGGCAGACTCTATGGTTGAGTATGAAATGGGTAAGAAACTAGCAGACAGGGCTAACAACATAATCGTAACCCTATTGCTTGACAATGAAGAGATAACACTAGAAGAAAGGGAAGAAGTCAATGTCTAAGCCAACGGCAGAATACTACGAGGCAAAGGCTAATCTCTGCCGAGATTTAGCTATCAAGCAAATGGTGGAGGGAGAGAGCGCGGAGGCAGGTAAGAACCTGCTCCGAATGGTCAATGCTCTCAATGAATTAAACCTAATCAACTATAAGAAAGGGAAAGAGGATGAAGCCGATTCGATTCTATGAGGTATCCAATAACAAGGGAGAGATAGAGTGGGGAGGAGCGAGCGAGAGCGAAGCCGTGACTTGGTTCAGAAGAGGGTTAGACCGCTCTATCTATGTCTCAGTATGGGATGAAGAGAACGAGGATGATTTCAAGCTGATAACTGACAAGATAGATGTGACTAAACTGGTGCTGGCTACGCTAACGGAGGGCAGGGGATGAGCCTATTATTGGGAGTAATCGTGGCTTGTCTGATAGCCTATGCCCTTCTATGTTTGGAAGGAGATACTGAGTGGTAGATGTGGAGAAGAGAATCAAGACAGCCACAACCCACGCCGTAAGGCAACGGAACTACCGAAGGGTCAGAGACAGGGCGCTAAGGCGCTTAGGTAATCTCTACCCCGACCAATACCGAGAGTTACTGGAGGAGGAGAGGGCAAGAGATGAAGCTGAGAACAAAGTTTGGCTTGATATTACTGGCAGGACTAACGCTGGTGTGGGCTTATCAACCGATAACAGAGAACCCGATAAGACTACCAACAGACTTGGTAATCAAGTCCAGCAAAGCGACTTGGGATGAGAAGAAACAGAACAAGCGTATCGGCAAGACCTACGCTAAGGCTGGTTGGGGATGGAGTAAAAAAGAATGGCTCTGCTTACACGACCTCTGGATGGCGGAGTCAAAATGGGACCATCTCGCACAGAACCCAAAGTCAAGCGCTTTCGGAATTGCTCAACGACTTGGAGAGACAGACCCAAGACCTAGAGTCCAGATTCTTAGAGGCCTGCGTTACATTGAACACCGCTACGGCACGCCTTGTAGAGCTTGGGCTTTTTGGAATAAAGCACAACCCCATCATTACTGATGTGGTAGAATAAGTTTGCTAGGTTCTTATACCCTTTCGACCTAGCGAAAGAGAAGCCCCGGCTAACCCCGGGGCTTTCTCATTTGTCGTTTGAGTAGAAGCCTGGTCCCCGGAAGGTAATAGGGGGAGAGGACCAGACTCTATTCGTCAGGCTACCGCAGTCAGCACAGGAGGGAGTGCTAGCTTCGGCGTGGATAGAACGCTCGACAAAGAGGGTAGTCGAGCAGTCAGGACATTTGTATTCGTAGTTCATTGCCAGGGACTTTCTCCGCCGAGAATGTTTTGTAGCTTACGCATAGATGAATTGACCTTGCGGTCGGCAGTAGAGACAGCGCAACCTAGATACTCAGCCATCTCTTGAAGTGTAAGGTTATTATGATAACGCTGGATAAGGATGTCTTTGTCTGATACATCTAACTTCAGGTAAGCCTTCTTGATGTCAATGAGAATAGCCAGCAGGTTGCCACCTTCAGCCG